ATTGCATGGGTCCGCTAAAGACCTCATCAGACAGGCCTCAGGAACATCACGCATTCCTTGAATGGTGACACCCTTATTGCGTCGCGTAACCTTAGAATTGATTGGGGCAGCACCGGGGTTAGCAGCAGCTTTCACTTTTGCACCCCGACGTCTAAACAGTTTCCTCTTAGCTTGTTTCGCCATTTAACACAATTAAACTTAAACTCTCACAAATAAACAGGGGATATTGGTCTGGTGGTATTAAGGAATCGTAAACTTGAGCAATGCGGGGCTCACTGAACTGCGTCTTACGCAGCCCAATGTAGAACTTTTCAATGGCTATTTGTTCGGTTGGTGATATTCCAAAAGCTCGTTCAAATGACAACCTAGCCTCATTGCTAATATGTGAGGTACCACTACTGCATCCTTTCGTCAACCACATCGTACCACTATGGAGAAAATCTCCGTGGAAGTTGTGTTTCTTCCGCAACGAAGGTGTAGTGCTCAAACTCTCATAAAAACCGTTAAAGACTGGTAATCCTTTTGCCCAAACCTTACCCGCCACACTAGTAGCATGTCGAATATCACGAATGTCATCAACAGTGCGACCGACGTGCACCCCATCAGTGAACAACGCCTTTGATACGTTGCGACACATGGTGTACTGCTCGCCGTTCCAAACTGGATGGCATTGACAGAACTCAATAGCCTCAAGTTCAGTAGCGGGTTTTTCGACTTTCATCGAAAACCCCCTAGCGCGAAACCACTCTTTCAAAGGTGTTTGAAATCCAATGAGATCCTTCCTATCCATGAACACAACACAATCATCACCATCGTTGATCAGCTTGATCTTAATGTTGGTTTGCCTGGCATATTCCCAGACCAAGCCAGTCATTATGAGACAATTACCAAGAGCAGTATTCATGTCACCAGACATGCGCCCACCTCTCTTGGAATAGCTAATACGATGATCGTCGACATAAGCCACTCCAGAATTGAAGAGCTGCTTATTCAACAGAGCACCCAACTGCTTGCGCTGTGATGGGTAGCACTCTTTATATATGGAGTGCTCCCATTCTAACGCGTCAACAGAAACATGCTGATCAAATCGGCTTGCGTCCAGGCCAACGGCAACGGGATCGTCAAATGCCTCCCATTTTGCGCGTATCAATTCTCCTCTCTCATTGAAATTCAAACCCTTAGCAATAGTGGTTTCGCCCCACACTCGCGCCACTGCCTTATACAGCAAATGCTCAATAGGTTTAATGAACCTACCCAATTCTACACAATATTCTGGCGAACGAGGAGATATTAATCGTGGTGCTGGATCATTCTTAATCCAAGATAAGATCTTCTCATCTTTGATGAAGACCTTAACCATCCAATCGATCTCACTCAACTCGCGATTCTCGAGGTTCCGTATAGCAGCTGAGTACCTTGCAAATTTAGGTCCATTGTAATACGAAACGAATTCATCACGTGAACATGGAGCACTAAACCTGGGCATCTTGCGCATCAGAGCCTTGCGATAGTCACCTAGATCAAATATTGTCGGCGCAGGGGGGGAAACGTATTCATCGCCCTCCTTGACATAGTACAATCTTTCACCTAGGCCGCGTAATAAATTGTCAACGGAATTGTTGTGAGTAAACACAATCCCGGGGGTAGGTAAGCTTAGGTCCATGACAGCAAACCTAACCTTCCTTCTGCCTCGATCAGTACCAAGCTTGGTTACCTTCACACCAGGTAATTTGACTCGAGGCTTGGAGTCATGACCTGGAACCAAGACAAGGCAGCCCTATTTCCATCCCTCAACGAACTTTCGTTCATTGAAGTGCTCCATCCTTGCACGCTTGCGCACTGCTTTCTTACTCTCATGGGAAACAATCTGGTCTGTTGGCAGAAAACACATATCAATCGTGTCAACCATAAATTGGTCCAATTTTTGAATATTGTCCCCTATACCAGCATACCTTTGTTCTTTCCACTGAGCCAGAAACCAGCGCTGCAACGCAGCCCGGTTTAACGGCGAATCCACGCAATACTGCGCAAAGTCAAACCGCACCTTTGCTGCACGTGCCCACTTAGCGCAAAACAATAAATGGTTGCGCCGCATCAACTTTGTAAACCCATCAGAAGCCCGCAACGGCTGCATACCCTTCATTTGGGAATACGCCTGCGTAGGCGGGTCAGCGGATAATGGTATACGTAAAGCACACGAGCTATTCAAGGCTGTAAGGTCCCTTTTGGCTGCATCGACGCGAGCACGTCGACGTTGCCAAAATGGCCTAATAATACTTCCAACAATCCCTGTAGTAAAACACAAAGTAATAGCGAGATTCATGGTGGTTTTATGGAGCAGTTAAACTGCTTTGTTTGGAAGAGCAGTTTAAC